GTTGCAAATTCAATCATTAATAACGTAGTATAATGACATCAGTTGAAATTTACATAAAAAAAAATACTATAGTTAAAACTGGAGTAGGATTAATAAATTCTTCTCCTTATACAACTATCAATCCGCAATTAACTATGATTGCAGATCAATACAAAGGATTTTATATAAAGATTACTTCAGGAATTAGTATAAATAAAGAAAGTTTAATATTATCTAATACTACAAGTCAATTAAATATTGAAACACCTTTACAAATTAATAATGATAATTATGAAATATTTATAAGTGATTTTAAAAGGATTGATTTGTTTAAAGATGAAAAGATCAGTCTTAATTCTTCTATTCAAAACATTAATGATTTATCAAAAGTATTTACTGATTTTACACAATCCTTTACTATTCCAGCTTCTGCAAATAATAACATAATTTTCAATTATTGGAATGAAAGTGCAGTTAGTAATGGATTTGACCAACGTATAAGATACGATGCTATAATTGAACTAAACACAATACCATTTAAAAAAGGACAGATACAAATTGAAAAGGCAAATGAAAAAGATAATCGTATTGAAAGTTACTCAATTACTTTTTATGGTAAAGTAAAACAAATTAAAGATTTATTTAAAGAAGATAAATTATCTGTTTTAGATTATAGCAGTTTAAACCATACTTATACAAGTGATCAAATTAAAGATAGAATAAATGGGACAATAGTTAAAGAACCTTTTTATCCATTAGTAGGCAATCAACATTATTACGAATATAATAATGGTGGAACTTATGATATAACAATAGGTACATCAACAGATACTTCTATTGTATGGACTGATTTATTTCCTGCAATATCTGTATCAAGTATTTTTAATTTTATTCAAACTAAATATGAAATTACTTTTACAAGTAGTTTGTTTGATACTTCATATTGGACAAATTTATATTTATATTGTAAGAATGTAGAGCAGTTAAAAGCATATACAAATCCTGTAAGAATTAATTTTACATCAAGTGTTGATTATATGCAAGACTTAAATTTAACTACTGATGAATTAAGTATAAATTGGGTGCAATCAAATGGAACAACTCCTACAATTATTGAACAAGTAATTTTAAAAATAACTCCAGCAAATAATACAATACCATATAGATTAAAAGTTAAAAATGCTTTTTCAAATAATGTTTTAAATGTATTTGAAAATTTACTTGGCTATAATGAAATTACTGTATTAGAAAGTCAATCTTTATTTAATAGTCAAAGATGGTATTTTGAAATTGAAAGTGAATTACCATTAACTTTTAGTACAAGATTAGATATAAGAAAATTTGCTTCTGGAGGAGGTTATGAACCCGGTTATGCTACAAGTCCAAATCAATCGACAACTTCAAATATAAATATTAAAGATTATGTTCCTGATATAAAAGTAGTTGATTTTTTTAATGGACTTATTAAAATGTTTAATCTAACAATAGTAGCAACTTCTGAAACATCATTTAATTTAGAACCATTGGAATTTTTCTATTCTTATGGTAAATATACAGACATAAATAATTATGTTATTAATGATAGTGTAGATTTAGAACGTACTAAATTATTTAAAAAATTACTTTTTAGCCATGAAAAATCTGAAAACGTACTAAACAACTTCTTTAGAAATACTTTTAATCGTGGCTATGATTATGGCGATTTATTATATGAAAATGATTTGTCTAATGAAAGTGCAACGTATGAAATAAAATCACCATTTGAAGATGTTATGTGGGATAGAATTACAGGTAGCAATTTTCAAACTGCATCGTTAATTGATAAAGATTTAAAACCATATAAGCCAAAACCAATATTAATGTATAAAAATGATTTAATAGGAGTTAATCCAAAAATAAAATTATATGATGGTGCAGGAAGTTATATTAACATTGAAAATTATCAAAGATTTTCAAATGAATTATTTTTAAATAATAGTATAGCAAGTTTAAATTTTGGTGAGCAGCAATCAAGTTTTAATTTAAGTGCTTTAGCTTCTGATTCACTTTTTGCTTTATGGTATCGTAACTATATTTCGGCACTATATAACATTAAGTGCCGAATTGTAAAATTAAAAGCAATCATTCCAATTACAATGCTATCTGATATAAAACTAAATGATAAAATAATTTATAAAGACAAAAAATATATTATTAACCAATTTACAACAGACTTAACAACAGGCGAGGTTGATTTTGAATTGATAAGTGATTTTAGAGATGTAGCAAGTAAAACAACTGGAAACGGAAAGTTTGCTTTAAAAGATACATTTAGTATTAATAATACTGCTCAAAATTTAGAGGTTACAATATTAAAGTTAAATTCTGATAATTACGATGTTGAATATTTAGGTTATAGTAATCGTACAAATACAAAAGATAAAACATTTATAGTACCTATTGATGCAAATACTACAGGAAATATAGCATTTAAACAAATAGAAATTACTTATTATAGTCCAAACGTAAAACAATACATAAATATTATACAAGATGCTTAAAAATATACTACAATTACTGCAACTTCATGAACACTATGGCTATTCTGAAAATATAGAAATTGCAAAAGGTAAAAATGAATTGCCAACGACATTTAAAAAAGGTAAAAAACAAATAATAAGAGCAATCAAATGGCAATCGAGAAAGAAATAAATTTAAATGTAAATAGTAATATTGAGGGTTCAATAGGTCAACTTAAAGCACTTAAAAAAGAATTAAAAGGTGTTGATGTAGGTACTGAAGAATTTAAAAAACTTTATAATCAAATTGATGATTTAGAGGATAAAATTAAATCCGCAAAAAATAAGTCAAGTGATTGGATTGATAGTTTAGAACAAGCAGGTGGACCAATAGGATTATTAGGAGCATCTATTAATAAAGCAAAAGTTGCAACACAATCATTTGGAGGTGCTTTAAAAGCTACAGGAATAGGTTTAGTAGTTTCACTTGTTGCAGGATTAGCTGCAGCATTTAATGATAATGAAAAAGCACAAAAGAAACTTCAACCATTATTAGAGGGATTACAAAAAATATTTTCAGGAGTTTTTTCAGTTGTAGAACCTTTGTTTAATACTTTAGTTGATTTGGCAGTTTCTGCTTTACCAATGGTAAGCAAAGCATTTGGAGTAGTATATTCATCTGTAACAGCAGTATTTGAATCATTAGGTGCTTTAGGAAGTGCGATAAAAAAATTATTAAGCGGTGATTTTAGTGGTGCGTGGAAAGATGCTAAAAGTTCTGTAACTGATTTTGGTAAACATTACGACGAAGCAAACAAACGTTTTGAAGATGGTAGTAAAGAATTAACCAAAACTCAAAAAGATGAATTAGATAAACGTAAAGAAGATGAGAAAAAACATCAAGAAGAATTAGCTAAAAATAGAAAAGATGCAAATGAAAAAGCTGCTGAAGAAAGAAAAAGAATAGCAGAAGAAAAAAAGAAAGAAGAAGAAGATAGAAGAAATGCGGAACAAAGTTTAGAAAAAAAATATTTAGATGACATACAAAACTTAAATGCTAAATCAGACCAAGAAAAATTAGACTTACAAAAGCAAAGGGATTTAGATGAAATAAATAAATTAAATACTACTGCAAATGAAAAAGCAAATTTATTAGCTTTATTTAATGAAAAGTATGCAACATTACAAACTGAATTAGATGATAAACAAAAAACTGAATCTGATAAAAATAGTTTAGATAAAAAAGCAAAAGATGATAAAGATGCTGCTGATAAAATAAAATTAGCACAAGATACTGCAGATGCAGAATTGAAAATACAACAATTAAAACAAGAAGGACAAAGAGTTTTAATGAGTAAAAGTGCCGAAGTATTAGGAGCATTTTCTGATATGTTAGGAAAACAAACAGCAGCAGGAAAAACTTTAGCAATAGCACAAGCGACTATAAATGCTTATTTAGGTATATCTGAAGTATGGAAAGCAAAAAACGTTTATCCTGAACCATTTGGAACAGGTATAAAAATAGCTTCCACTGTAGTAATGGCTGCATCTGCTTTTAAAACAGTTAAAGATATTACTTCAGTTCAAGTTCCGGGCGGTGGAGGTGGAGGTGGTTCTGTTCCAAGTGGCGGAGGTGGTGCTTCTGCTCCATCTGCTCCAAGTTTCAACGTTGTAGGTAATGGTGGTGCAAATCAAATAGCAGGAGTAATGTCAAATCAAAATATGCCACCTATTAAAACTTATGTAGTAGCAAACGATGTTACTACTCAACAAGGTTTAGATAATAATATAAAAAGTAATGCTACAATGGGTTAATTTTCAAATAATTAACTCTAATTTAGAAACAAAATAAATAATAAACGTTATATAATTATGAAAATATTTGAATTAATATTAGATAAAAATACAGATGGAGTTGATGCAATAAGTGTAGTTGATAGACCTGCTATTGAGGAAAACTTTATAGCTTTAAAAGAGCAACACGAAGTTAAACTTGCGGAAGTTGATACTGATAAACGTATTTTAATGGGTGCAGCATTAGTTCCTAATAAAATGATTTATCGTAAGAATGGCGAAGAAGAATATAACGTTTTCTTTTCTGCTGATACAATTAAAAAAGCAAGTGAATTGTTTTTAATAAACGGAAACCAAAATAACGCAACATTAATGCACGATAAATCTGTAAAAGATATGTCTGTAGTTGAATCTTGGATTATTGACGATACAGTTAATGACAAGTCTGTGAAATACGGTTTCAGTTTACCAATAGGAACTTGGATGATTTCAATGAAAGTTAACAATCAAGACATTTGGGATAAAGTAAAAGCAGGTGAAATAAAAGGGTTTTCAATAGAGGGTTATTTTGCTGATAAAGCACAATTTGCATCTAACAAAGAAATAATTGAACAACTTAAAAAATTATTAAATGGCTAATAAAGTAACATCACCTGTGGGTGGTAAAAGAGGATGTCTTTGTAAAGATAATACTTATAAAAAAGAATGTTGCACTGGTGAATTGCAAAATCAAGGTGTAGGAGCATTAGTAGAACAATATACAAGTGTAATTGTAAATACTAATACTGAAAGAGTAATTACTAAAATTAATTAAATATGTACAAAAATGTTTTAAACAATGTTAAGCAATTACTTTCTATGGAAGTAAAACTTGCTCAACAAACTTTAATGGATGGAGTTACCACCATTGAAGCGGAGGAATTTACTCCTGATTATTCAGTAGGAATTGTTACTCCTGATGGTGTTGTACCTATGCCAGTTGGTGAATATACTTTGGCTAATGGTGATGCTTTGGTTGTAGAAGTTGAAGGTATTATTAAATCTATTGATCCACAAGCAGTAGAAGAAGCAATGCCTGAAACAGCACATCCAAATGCAGAGGCAACAGAACCTGTAATGGCGGAAGCTAATGCTAAAAAAGTAGTTGAAACTGTATCGAAAGAAACTTTCTTTGCTATGGTTGAAAAAACTACAGAATTACAAGCTGAAATTGAAAGATTAAAAGTTGAATTAGCAAGTAATATACCTGCTGCAACTCCAATTAATCACAATCCTGAAAATGTAATTGCAAAAGATACTTTTCAATTTGCATCAAAAAGAGAAAGAACAACAGAAGACGTTGTATTTTCAAAATTATTTAAAAACTAAAAATTAATATTAAAAACTAAAAATTAAAAAATGGCTACTACATTAAGTTTATCTACTACTTATGCTGGAGAATTTGCAAAAAAATACGTTGCAGCAGCATTATTATCTTCACCAACTATTGAAAATGGTGGAGTTGAAATTTTACCAAATGTAAAATACAAACAAGTACTTCAGAAAGTTGCAACTGATGGAATTTTGAAAGATGCAACTTGTGATTTTACTTCTACTTCTACTGTAACTTTATCTCAAAGAGTTTTACAAGTAAAAGATTTACAAGTTAATTTACAATTATGTAAATCAGATTTTCACACAACTTGGCAAGGAATTGAACAAGGTTATTCATCTTTTGATGTATTGCCTCCATCTTTTCAAGAATATTTAATCGGTTATGTAGCTTCTAAAGTTGCTGCTCAAAATGAGGTTGCAATTTGGAATGGTGCTACAGGAACAAGCGGTCAATTTGATGGTTTTGTAACTAAAATTGCTGCTGATGCTGGATTGCCTACTGCTCAAGAAGTTGCAGGAACAACTGTTACTTCTTCTAATGTAGTTGCTGAAATTGGTAAATTGGTTGATGCTATTCCTGCTACACTTTACGGAAAAGAAGATTTATATTTATATGTTTCTCAAAACATTGCTAAAGCATACGTTAGAGCTTTAGGTGGATTTGGTGCTTCAGGTTTAGGTGCTAATGGTACTAATGCAATGGGTACACAATGGTATAACAACGGAAGTTTATCTTTTGATGGTATCAAAATATTTGTTGCAAATGGTTTATCTGCAAACACTGCGGTTGCTACTTTGAAATCTAACTTGTTTTTTGGACTTTCTTTAAATTCAGATTTACAAGAAGTAAGAGTAATTGATATGTCAGAAACTGACGGATCTAACAATGTAAGAATTGTAATGCGTATGGCTGCAGGTGTTCAATATGCTGCAATCGAAGATATTGCTACTTACGGAATTACTAACTCTGCTAACTAATAGCTTAAATAGTTAAATTAAAGGTG